CCGACGGCGCCGTGAGGTGCTGCGAGACGTGCGACCGCTGGGTGCCGGGCGACGGGTGCGGCATCTGCGCCCACCGGGCCGAGTCGGCCGTGCTGCCGCGCGGCGTGGACCTCGACGCGATGGCCGCGAGCATCACGCAGGGCGACCACTCCTGCGGGAGGTGGGAGCCGTGGCGCGGTCTGTGAGGCCGTGCGAGGGACAGGCCGCGCTCGACCTGTTCGGGCCGCCGCGCAGGCGCCCCATCGACGAGAGCCTGCGCTGGCTCGTGAGGGTCTGGGGCTGCCGCGAGGAGGACGTCATGCCGCACCTCAGGCGCCTCTACGCCGAGTTCGCGGCGTGGGACGCCGACGAGCGGGCGAAGGTGCTTGTCGACTTCTACTGGCCGCGCCACAAGCCCGCGTTCGACGGGCTGTCGCCGGAGCAGGTCGGGATGTACGACCGGACCATCGACTACCACACGGCATGGGACCGCTGCTGGGCGATCAGGCGGGGCATGGACCCGCGCGAGGCGCTCAGGGTCGTGTCGTGGGACTACGGAAAAGACAGGCCGTCGAGTACGGCGGCCTAGGAAGGAGGGGCCATGAGCTCGAGATACGGAGAGTGGCCCGAGGAGGACCCGCGCCGCTGCGACGGGTGCAGGTTCGCGGAGCGCGTCGAGCGCGTGATGGCGGCATCGGGCGACGTCCGCACCGTGTACCGCTGCGCGAGGCGCCCGGAGTTCGTGCACCGCACGCAGGCGGAGGCCCGCTGCAACTACTGGGAGGCGAGGGACCGTGACTGACGGGTACCTGCTCAACCTGCGGACGTTCCGCGAGGTGAGGGACGACAAGGCGCAGGCGCTCAAGCCGCTCGAGGAGGCCGCCGAGGCGTTCGGTGCGTGGCAGCTGCACGACGGCGTGCGCCACAGCCAGATCATGGCGGCGCGCCGGGCGTACCGAGAGGACCTTATCGACGAGTGCATGGACGTGGTCCAGGCGGTCGTCAACCTGCTCGACGCCGAGGGGTTCACGCAGGAGGACGTGGACGCGGCCATCGGGCGCTGCAATGCGAGGAATTGGGAGAGAGGACGTCTGTGATGGAGACTTTGGATCAGATCAAGGCGGATGCGGTCGAGGTGTTCCATTTCGACCGCGAGTGCAGGCCGCAGGACAGGGCGCACGCCTATCTGGGGAAGTACCGCGTCAGGCGCGGCTACAACGACACGGCGATGCAGGTCGCGGTGACCGACATGATCGAGCGCGCCTACGAGGCGGGAAGGGCGGAGGTCACCGGCGCGAACCTCGTGCAGAACCTGCGCCGCCAGCTGACGAGCATCGAGGCGACCGTCGGGGATGCCATCGACCTGCTCGACGAGAGCGTAGGGGGGTCGGGCTGCGATGAGTGACTCGAGGGTCGGCGGCTACCCGATGGGGGTGACCGACGCCACGATAGAGCGCTGCTACGGCGGCACCCGTGAGCCTAGGATGTGCGGGAACTGCAGGCACTTCTGCGGCAGCGACATCCACGTCGACTACGGCTACTGCCACCTTAAGTTCGAGCGCGACTTCGACGCAGAGGCGCCGGAGCGCAAGGAAGGGTTCTGGCGCCTGGCGAAGTGGGCCGTGGCGTGGCTCATGGGGAACCTGCTGTACTGCGAGGACGAGTGCGGCGAGTGCCGCGACTACGAGGAGCTTGGGTTATGAATATCGAACTGCCAAAGGATGCCGAGGGCCGAGAGATTCCGCTAGATACCGAGTGCCTGTACACACACGACGGTGAAAAGCAGGACGTGCTCAGCTTCACGTACTACCGAAGAAAAGACAGATGGGAAATTGAGACCGATACGCAGTTTGTCAACTCTATTCATTTCTGCCTCACCCCGCCCGACAGCTGGGAGAAGCTGGAAGAGGACTTGAACAGAGGTGCGGACGCGCTGAATTACGAAGCCTGCGCCTATTTTGGCAAGAGTGCATGCGACTGTTCATCGTGCATCGCCGACAAAGGCGGAACCTGCGAAAGGGTTGCCTTGCGCGACATCGCATCCCGCATCCGCAAGCTGAGGGGTGTAGCTGAATGAGATACGTAAGCATCTTTTCCGGCGTCGAGGCGGCAACGCTCGCGTGGGAACCGATCGGATGGGAGCCCGTGTGCTTCGCCGAGTTCGACGAGTTCCCCAGCGCCGTTTTGGCCGAACGGTACCCCGAGGTGCCGAACGTCGGCGACGTGACGAAGATGAACTGGAAGAAGTACCGCAACAGGGTGGACCTGGTGGTGGGCGGAAGCCCGTGCCAATCCTTCTCGATCGCGGGCAAACGGAGGGGGTTGCAAGGTGAGTCAGGACTCATGTTCGAGTACATTCGAGCTGTACGTGAGATACGTCCTCGATGGTTTCTTTGGGAAAACGTCCCGGGAGCGCTCTCAAGTGAGAATGGGGAGGCTTTCCGACAGCTCCTGTCCGAAATGGACAAGCTCGGGTACGGCCTGGCGTGGCGCATACTCGATGCGCAGTTCTTCGGAGTGGCCCAAAGACGCCGCCGTCTCTTTCTTGTCGGACATCTTGGAGCCTGCCCCCCAATCGGTGTACTCCTTGAGCCAGAGAGCATGCGAGGGGATTTTGAATCGAGCGCGGAAAAGAGGGCGAGCCTTGCCGAAGCGACTGGAAGAAGCCCTCGTAGCGCAGGCTTCAAGTACCACCAGGGAGCGGGCGCAGGAGGAGTAGGTGCGGAACCCGAGCAGTCTCCCACACTCACCGCAGATTGGCACAACCCTGCCGTGTACCCCATTGACGAGCCAATAACGATGGCCGACCTCAACGCGAATACGGCGATCGGGTACGACATGGTGGGCACGCTCAAGGTGAGCGAGGGTGTGCGAAGGCTCACACCGCGCGAGTGCGAGCGGCTGCAAGGCTTCCCCGACGACTGGACGAAGATACCATATCGCGGCAAGCCTGCCGAGAAGTGTCCTGACGGGCCGCGATACAAGGCAATCGGCAACTCCATGGCGGTTCCTGTCATGCGCTGGCTGGGAGAGCACATTGAGGCAGTGGACAGGCCATAGAGAGGAGTCGATGGACGAATGATTACCGATTTGAGAGATGAGGACAAATGACTAAACGAGCGATGATTTCTCAGCCCATGGCCGGCAAGACCGACGAGGAGATCGCGGAGGCGAGGGATAGGGCGCACGCCAAGCTGCGCGAGATGGGCTACGAGTTCGTGAACACCTTATTCACTGACGAGTGGTACAGCGACGAGGCCATGGAGGAGCGCGGCGTCGTGCAGATTCCGCTCTGCTACCTCGCAAAGTCGCTCGAGAACATGAGCCTTTGCCATGCGGCCTACTTCTGCAAGGGCTGGGAGAACGCACGCGGATGCCGCATCGAGCATGATGCCGCCGTCGCGTACGGGCTTGAGGTGCTGTATGAGGATTAGCGATGAAGAGCGCCGCGAGGTGGCGAAGAGGTTACGCGAGATCTCATACAAGCCCGGGTGGTCACTTGGCGATTGGTGGTTACGTGTTCATGGGGCCGTGGTCGGTTCCGAACACTGCCTGTGTCCCCAAGAGGACGTGGCTGTAATCGCCGACCTTATCGACCGTCCGATGTGCCACGACCTTGTCGAGCACAAGCAGGATCCGTTCATCCCGGGCAAGCGGATGGTCGACGGCTACTTCCATTGTTCCGACTGCGGATGGGATGGGCAGATCTGGGAGTATATCGGCTTCGGGGACATGCTGGCGTATGAGGCTATCCATTGCCCGAAGTGCGGGGCGATAATCGAGCGCCGTGCGTGAGGTAGTCCCCGGCGCTTGGTATGGTGGTCGAAGCAAACCGAGCGCGAGGGGGTATGCGAATGGCGTGTAGGCCACCTGTAGGAGATGGGCCAAAAGGCCCATCTACAAAGTCAACACATCCGTTGAGGGACGAGTGGGCGCTCCGGAAGGGGCGCTCCTCTTACGTCCTGTGGACGGATGAGATGATAGGGCGGATGCAGGCGCACCCGGAGCGGACGGCGGCGGAGATCGCGGCGGAGCTCAGGGTGACGCCGAGCGCCGTGAGGCACGCGCGGCAGCGGTACGGGCGCTTTTCGACCGGAACGGATGGGCTGTGCATCGTGTGCGACGCGCGGCCCGTGTTCGACACTTCTGCGCAGGCGAAGAAGTGGAGGCTGTGCAAGGGGTGCTATCTGGCGGAGCGGAAGAGACGGCTCGAGGAGGAGGCGGAGAGCAACCGCATACGACAGGCCGCGCACAGGAAGAAGGCCGAGTAGCCGAAAGGCCCCGGTTCCGGGGCCTTTTCTTTAAACGTTACCCCCTTTCTACGCTCGTGGGCAAACGCACGCGCTTGTCCACGTGCGTAGAAAGGTGGGAACGTTCGCGTTTCCATATGGCTATCTACCAGCAGAAACGTGATTTTGTGGCGGGAAAAGGGCGTGAAAAGCTGACCAAGGAGGGCATCGAGGATGCCGTCCGCCTGTGCCGTGCCGGAATGACCGACAGGGACATCGCCGCATATCTCGGGGTCGCACGCGAGACGTACAGCCGCTGGATCAACCACCCCAGAACAGACAATCAGCGTCAACTGTGTCACGTCCTGAAAAAGGCCGAGGTGGAGCGCAAGGCGACGCTCGTGGGCCGCATCATGGACGCGAGTGGCGACAGCTGGCAGGCGGCGGCGTGGCTGCTCGAGCGCAAGTACCCGCAGGAGTACGCCAAGGCGCAGCGCACCATGGACACCACCGACACGGCGGTGCTCAAGGCCGCCAAGGAGCTGGTGCTGTCCGTGCCGTCCTCAATCGGCGGGGACGAGTAGCCGATGCCGCTCACGAGGATGCAGCGCGAGTACCTCGCCGACTGCACGCACCGCTACAACGTGAAGTGCGGGGCGACGGGCTCGGGCAAGAGCTACGTCGACATAGCCGTGACCATACCGCAGAGGCTCCTCGCCATGAGGGGCGAGGGGCTGGCGGTGATGATCGGGAACACCCGCTCGACGCTCGAGCGCAACATCCTCGAGCCGATGCGCTCGCTCTACAGCGAGGACGTCGTCAGCCAGATCGGGCGGGATAACACGGCCCGGATATTCGGGCGCAAGGTCTACTGCCTCGGGGCGGATAAGAAGACAAGCGTATCCAAGATTCAGGGCGCCACGTTCGAGTGGGTCTACGGCGACGAGGTCGCCACGTGGAGCGAAGACGTGTTCCAGATGCTCAAGAGCCGCCTGCGCTGCGAGCACAGCCGCTTCGACGGCACCTGCAACCCCGACAGCCCGAATCACTGGTTCAAGCGGTTCCTCGACGGCGACAGCGACATCTACAGGCAGGACTACACGATCTGGGACGGCGCGCTGGCACCGGATGTCATCGAGGCCCTCATCAAGGACTACGGCAGCGGCGTGTACTACGACCGCTACATCTTGGGCAAGTGGACGCTGGCCGAGGGCCTGGTCTACCCCGAGTGGGAGGGTGCCCTCGAGAGCCGGTATGCGGGCGGCGCCGCCAAGTACGCGGTGTCTTGCGACTACGGAACGCAGAACGCCTTCGCGGCGCTTCTGTGGGCGTTTGACGGCCGTGTGTGGCACGTGGTGGACGAGTACCGCTACTCGGGCCGCGACACGGGGCACCAGAAGACGGACGCCGACTACGTGGCCGACATGGCCGACTTCGTGCGCGGGCTGGGCAAGCCGCCCACGTTCATCATCGACCCGAGCGCCACGAGCTTCATCGCCGCGATGCGGCAGGCCGGGTTCAAGACCAAGAAGGGGCGCAACGACGTCGCGGACGGCATACGAGAGACGGGGGTGTGCCTGGGCAACGGCGCGGTGCGCATCTCCGACGCCTGCGCGGGGCTGATAGGCGAGCTCGGCGGCTACTGCTGGGACGCCAAGGCCGACGGCGACAGGCCCGTCAAGGTGGAGGACCACAGCTGCGACGCGCTCCGTTACGGCGTGGCGACACTGCGCATGTACAAACCGGTGAAACAGCAGGTAAACCCGCTGTTCGATAGGGGAGGGAGGGGCCGATGGCAGACGGCCCGATCGTGACGGCGGCTGACATGGCGGCGGCGGGCTCGGCGGCGGGGTTCGCCTCCGACGCCGTGAGGCGCCACATGGCCGGCGAGATGTACCGCAACGCGGTGGCGGCCAACGACTACTACCGCCAGCACAACGTGACCATCAGCAGGTTCACCAAGATCGTGTACTCGAGCGCCGGCACGCCGGTCGACGACTACACGGCGTCGGACATGCGAATCAAGTCCAACCTGTTCAAGCGCCTGAACGTGCAGCGCTGCTCATACTCGCTCGGCAAGGGCGTGAGCTTCGTGGACGTCTCGAAGGGCGGCGAGGACACCACCAAGGAGGCGCTGGGCGACCGCTTCGACGACGACGTGATGAAGATAGGCCTGTACGCGCTCATCCACGGCATCTCGTTCCCGTTCTGGAACCTCGACCACATCGACGTGTTCACCGCCGACGAGTTCTGCCCGGTGTGGGACGAGGTCAGCGGCGCGATGGTGGCCGGCGTGCGCTTCTGGCGCCTGGACCCGGACCACCCGTGGAACGCCACGCTGTACGAGCAGGACGGCTACACGCAGATGGCGGCCCCGGCCGCCGGCACGCTCGACTTCGCCGTGACGGAGGCGAAGCGCGCCTACAAGGTGACCTACGAGGAGGTGCCGGCCGACGGCCTCGCGCTGGCCGTTGACGAGGAGAACTACTCGCGCCTGCCCATCGTGCCCGTGTGGGGCAGCGACGCGCACCAGTCCACGCTCGTGGGCATGCGCGGGGGCATCGACGCCTACGACATGATCAAGAGCGGCCTGTGCAACGACGTCAACGACTGCGCGCAGGTCTACTGGATAGTCAACGGCGCCGGGGGCATGGACGACCGCGAGCTCGACCTGTGGCGCGCCAAGCTCAAGCTGACGCACGTGGCGCAGGTCGACGCCGAGCAGGGGCAGGCCGCGACGCCGTATGTGCAGGAGGTGCCCGTGGCGAGCCGCCGCGAGACGCTGGCCCAGATAAAGGCCGACATCTACGAGGACTTCGGCGCGCTCGACGTGCACACCATCGCCGCCGGCGCGACCAACGACCACATCGACGCCGCATACCAGCCGCTTGACGAGGAGGCCGCGGAGTTCGAGCGCCACATGCGCGAGGGCATCATGGACCTGCTCGCGCTCCAGGGCATCGAGGACACGCCGATCTTCACCCGCACGCGCATCAGCAACACCAAGGAGCAGATCGAGAACGTGTGCCTGGAGGCCGAGTGGCTCGACGAGGAGACAATCCTGCGCAAGCTGCCGAACATCACGCCCGACGAGGCCGCCGAGATTTTGGAGCGCAAGCGGCGGGAGCAGGAGGAGCACATGGCAGCGCTGCCGCCCGCCCTGGCGGCGAACGCGAAGGGTGCCCAGGAGGGCGACGAGGACGACGAGGATGAGGAAGGTGATGAGTGATGGCGGCATTGCAGGTGCTTGACGGCGATCTGTGGCAGTGGGACACCGGGCGCGAGGTCGAGGTTGTCGGCTGCGAGCAGGTGCATTTCGCCAAGTCGACCACGGGGACGTGCTACACGGTCGCGGTGGCCGGCAGCAAGGCGAAGATTCCCGACGAGCTGCTCCAGGCGGCGGGTCGCGTGTACGCATGGGCCTACATCACGGACGAGGCTTACGGCGGGCGCACGCGCATCGAGGCGCTCTGGGA